CGTCATGTGGTCAGGCACCTGTAACGACGTTGGACACAACCAACCCAGACGTTGCGATTGCATACGATACGTTGTTACAAGTATCAAGAGAAGTACAATCTGAAGGATGGACTTTTAATAAAGAGTACCACTATGAGATGACTCCTGATACAGATGACTTTATATTAATACCAAATAACATACTACAAATTAAGCTGACAGAGAACTCAGCTAATATGGATAAGAGTGCTATCCGTAGAAGTGGTAAGTTATATGATAGACAGAATCATACATATGAGTGGACAGATGAAACAGTAGAGTGTGATATTGTATGGGAGTTTGACTGGGTAGATTTACCTCAACCTATACAGGACTTTATCACTGCTAGAGCTGCTACTCTTGTCTCACAGAGGATAGTAGGTGATACAGAACAATATCAAATGCTACAACAACAAGAAGCTTTTGCTAGAGCAATGGCTTTAGAATATGAAACCCAGCAAGGTCAGTTTACATTCTTTGGACACCCACAAGGTCAACAAAACTATTACCAAAGCTACCAACCATTCCATGCATTAAAGAGATAATGGCAGCTATAACTCAACGAGTAGATAACTATTTAGGTGGAGTATCAAGACAATCAGATGATAAGAAGTTACCAGGTCAAGTTAAAGAATGTTTAAATGGCTATCCTGATCCTACCTTTGGTCTAACTAAAAGACCAGGGTTTGAATGGATAGCTAACTTAGGTACTGGTACAACATATGATTCATCTAAATGGTTTTACATCCATAGGGATGCTGATGAAAAATACATAGGCTGTATAAAGCCTGCAGGAGGCTCTACAGGGGACATAGACATATGGAATGCTACAACTGGTGTCGCATGTACTGTTAACTATGGTACAGGGGCACAGGCATACCTTACAGGAGCACGTACAAACTATGATATACTAACTGTACAAGATACATCTATTATAACTAACAATTTAATAACAGCAAATAAATTAGCTGATCCTGCTTTTGTTAGTAAGACTAGAGCTACATTAATACTAACTGATACTGCTATTGATTCTCCTTATAGTGTTACTATAAATGCTGGAGGAGGTGCTTCAGATCAAACCTATAGTGTTACTAGTACTAGTACTGAAACATATGATAGTTTATTAACTAAATTAAAAAACGGTATAGATGCTTTAAGTATATCAGGATTAACAGTAACTATATATGCAGCTACTTTAGAATTAAGTAGAGTAGTTAGTGGTACTAGAACTGCTTTTAGTATCACTTGCAAAGGTGGTGCAGCAAATAATAAATTAGCTGTATTCCAAGATCAAGTAGATAATGTATCTCAACTACCTATACAATCTTTTAATGGTCGTATAGTAAAAGTTATCAATACCTCATCTGATAATGATACATACTTTGCTGAATTCGTAGCAGATGATGGTACATCTGGTACTGGTTACTGGAAAGAAGCTTTAGATCCTAGTAAATCTACTGGTCTAGATCAATCTACAATGCCTCATGAGTTGATCAATAATTCTACTAATACATTCACATTTCAAAAGATAGCGTGGACTGCTAGATTAGTAGGTGATGATACAACTAACTCACACCCTAGCTTTGTTGGGGAAAAAATACAACAAGCATTCTTCCATAACAATAGACTAGGATTCTTATCGAAAGATAATGTATCCATGAGTCAATCAGGTCAATTCTATAACTTCTACCATACCTCTGCACAAACAGTTACTGATGCAGATCCAGTTGATTTAAGCTGTTCAACAATTAGACCAGCTGCACTACATGGTGTGATTCCTACTACACAGGGTTTAGTCCTATTTAGTAAGAATCAACAATTTCTTATGAGTGCTGCTAATCAAATTTTAACACCAACATCAACTACTATCAGTGCTATTTCTAACTTTGAGATGGATACAGAAGTTGATCCTGTTGATATGGGAACCAATATAAACTTTATTAGTAAGACACCGAGTTATACACGTATATTCGGTATGGTAACAAAGGGTCAGAATGAGAACCCTCAAGTATTAGATATAGGTAGAGTGGTTAACGAATGGGTACCAGCTGCAATAGATACGTTTATTGCTAGTCCTCAGAACCAGTTCCTAGCTATGTCTGGTCAGACATCAAATAAAATATATTTCTATCGTACTTATAGTGATGGAGAAGAAGTATTAGTTCAAGCTTGGTTTAACTGGCAAATGCCAGGTACAGTACAAGCTATAGCAGTAGACCAAGATGATATGTATTCTGTTACTAAACAAGGTAATCAGTTTACATTAAGTAAAGCTAGTTTAAGTCAGAGTCCAGATGACGCTATCATCGTCAATAACCAAGGCCAGAAAGTTAACCCTTGTATGGATCTATTTACTGAAGCTAGAAATGCTGCTAATAATGCAACAGTAGTATATGATTCTACTAATAACTTCTCTAAATGTTATATACCATTTGCTAATGTATCTACATTAACTCCTGTTATTGTTATTAAAGGTAGTACACAAGCTGGTTCATTTGTTGAATCAGGTTTTACAATTACACCTACTGTAATAACAGATGATGGAGATCCATATTTTAAAGTACCTAATAAGAATCTAACTAGTGTAGCTAGTAGTGTTATGGTAGGTTGGAAGTATAACCTAGATATAACCTTACCTAGAACATATGTTAGAATGGATGATACTCATACTAGATCAGACTTTACTGCTTCTTTAATTATATCCAGAATGAAGTTTGCTGTTGGTCTATCAGGTGTTATGGGATTTAAACTCAAATCTACAGGTATACAACAAGGTAGTAGAACTTATACAGGAGATGGAAGTACTACAGATTTTAACTGGATTAAAGCTGACTTAGATTATATAGATAGAGATCAGGTAAAGGTAAAGATAAATAATGTTGTTACGACAGCATTCTCTTTCCTTAGTGATACATCTATAAGATTTACTTCAGCACCTGCTACTGGAGAGACTATACTTATCTATTTAGAAGAATGGTATAGTTTAAATCCTACACAGAAAGCAGGAACATATTTAGCTGATGACGTTGCATTAGATGACTTATCAGTGTTTACAGTACCAATACATCAAAGAGCAGAAAACTTTGTATTAAGAGTAGTTAATGATTCTCCATTCCCTGTGTCTTTAAACTCAATGATGTGGGAAGGAAATTACTCACCAAGATTCTATAGGAGGGCTTAAAATATGGCATGGGGATTTGTAATAGGAGCAGGTATCAGTGCTGTTGGTTCTATAATTGGAGGCAATAAAGCAGCTAAGGCTGCTGAGAAGCAAGTTGATTCTCAGAATGAAGCTGCTCAAAGGCAATATGAGTATGATCTGGAACTTCACCAGATGACTTCAGATAAGATTGTTGCTGATAGAGAAGAAGCTATTACAGCTATTGAAACTAAAGCAGCGAATGAAGGTAAAAGAGCAGCTTACTTAGATGCGACAAACCTTCAAAAATATAACTATGATATGTTGATACGAAATCAAGAACAGACTTCGTTAAATCAACAGTATTTAAAATCTAATGATATTTATAGTATACAAACTAGTTTAAATGACGTATCAGAAAAACAAGCTATAGATAATGAATTAAGAAAGTATCAAGAGATACGAGCTGAAGCTAGTTTTGATATTCAAGAACAAAGAATTGAAAGATTAAAAGCTGAAGGACAATTTAGAGCTAAAGGTATATCTGGTAGAAGTGCTAGAAAAGCACAGCAAATAACTGGAGCTGATTTCGGTAGAATGATAGCTCAAATAAATGAAGCTACAGAAGCTGCAGGTCGTAACTCAAGAGCTGTTCTAAAAGAAATAGCTAGTGATAAAATATCAGCTGATTTGTCAGCTATGGCTGCTAAAATGCTACATCCTGGTGAACTACCAGAACCTATAGTACCATTTGCTACACCAATGGCTGAATATGTAATGCCAAGAGAACTAGAAGAATTCGACTTCGGACCAGAACCTGTTATTGGTGCTCAGTATTCTCGTAGTGCTGCAGCTAATCAAGTATGGGGTCAAACTATAAGTAGTGTGGCTGGAAGTGTTGGT